CCAATCCCGTTATGAATGATAATGGGGAGCATTTAGGAGGGTCTTTAGGATTCTTAAAGTCACTAGCTTCTTATGTTAAAACATTCAAACCTACAAGAATTATTATTACGTTTGATGGTAAAGGCGGTTCTAAAAAAAGAAAGGAATTATACCCTGAATATAAAGGCAATCGTTTAGCGCCTAAATCTTTTAACAGAGCAGAGATATTTGAAAACGCAGAAGATGAAAGTGCTTCAATGAAGCATCAATTTGTAAGATTAATACAATACTTACGTTGCTTACCAGTATCAGTAATCACTGCAGACCATATTGAAGCAGATGATATGGTAGCGTATTTAACTACAGATATTCTTAATACAAGAAGTAATAATGTAATGATAGTTTCAGACGATAAAGATTATTTACAACTTGTAAATGAGAAAGTTAATGTATATAGACCAGTAGAAAAGCGTTTATATAAATTAGAAGATGTTAAAGTAAGATTTGGAGTGCCTGCAGAGAATTATCACCTCTATAAAGTGTTTATTGGAGACGATGGGGATAATATACCCGGAGTGCCTGGAATCGGCCCTAAGACCGTAGGAAAGATGCCTATTTTGCAAGAAAACAGGGTAGTTGGTTTAGAAGAATTTTTATCTTTTTGTGAAGACAAAAAAGATGATAAACTATACAAAAAAATTGTCGATAATAAAGATGTAATAACTCGTAATTATAAATTAATGCAGTTACATGATGTGGATATATCAGGTACTCATAAACTATTCTTAATTGATAAGTTTAACGAAGCAGTATCATTAATTAATAAAAACGAATTTATACAAATATTAGCTACGGATAAAGGATATAACTATATTAACGATCCTATTACATTTTTAAACATCTTTAATCAATTAAATATATTTGCGCTAGGAACAAATAATAATTCTTGATCTTTAGAAAAGTATATTATATATTAGAGATATGAGTCAAGATAGATTTACGCAGTACGGAAAGACCTTTCAATTAAAAATAATTGCGGCCCTTATAAAAGATAAAACATTTCTTCAACAAATATTCGATATTTTAATACCTGAATATTTTGATTCTGAAGCTAATATTTGGATTGTAGACATTATTATGAAATACTATCCAGAATATAAAACAGTACCTACATTAGAAGTATTTAAAGTAAAGGCATTAGAACTTACATCTGAACCTTTAAAAATGTCTATTGTAGAATCTTTAAAAGATATATTAAGATATGTTGAAGCAGAAGATTTAGATTTCGTTAAAACAGAATGCGTTAACTTCTGTAAAAATCAATGCATCAAAAAAGCCATTATTGAATCTGTTGAATTATTACAATCAGGAGAATATGATAATATCAAAAAGAAAATTGATACTGCGATGAAAGCAGGGGCTAATCAAGATATTGGATTAGAATATTTAAAAGATGTTAAGCTTCGTTATGAAGAATCTGCTAGACTAACTTTACCTACGCCTTGGACAGCATTTAATGAATTAGTTGATGGCGGTATTGGTAAAGGAGAACTTATTATATTTGTAGCGGGACCAGGTGCTGGTAAATGTATAGGGCCTAATACATCTATAGATATACAGTATGAAGAGTTGGGTATTGAGATGATTAATTCTCAAGGAATACCTTTTATATTTTGGATTGATCCATTTACCATATATGAAATAGATAATCATAAAATTCAAGGATATGAAGTAATTAACCTCTTACAGGTCCAGGTCCAGGAAAAATAAATATATAAAAATTTTATTATTTATATATTTATAATAAAGAATATGGCATCTGTAAAACAAGCTTGGATTAAAAAATACGGCGAAGTAGA